ATTCGTTACTAAAGCATAATCCAGGTAATAAACCTCTCTTTTTTAACCAAAATATTGCACAGAAGCTTCCAGAGAAAAATATACCTTCCACACACGCGAATGCTAAAAGTCTTTCTCCAAATGGTCGTTCCTTATCAAACCATTTTATTGCCCATTGTGCTTTATTTTTTATACACGGTATAGTTTGTATGGCTTCGAATAATTGTTTCTTTTCTAAAGACGTTTTTATATATTTATCAATAAGTTTACTATAAGTTTCACCGTGAACCATTTCATTATGTTCTTGATAAGCATAAAACGATCTTGCTTCGGTATATTGAACTTCACTCGCAAAATTATCGTTCAGGTTTTCAAAAACAATACCATCCGATCCTGCAAAAAAAGCTAAAACGTATTTAATAAAGTGTTTTTCGTTATCACTTAAATCGTTCCAATCGTCCATGTCCTTTGAAAAATCTATTTCTTCTGCAGTCCAATTAGACATTTGTGCTTTTTTATACATTGCCCATAAATTTTCGTGTTCTATTGGAAAAACTGTAAACCTATTTAATGTTGGTAAAAGCATAGGTTCAGCTTCTTCTTCTAAATAATCCTGGAATTCGAAAAAATCTCCAATAAGTTTATTATTGATTAAAATTTGTGGATATGTTGATGCAGATGAACCACACCTTTTTTTAAGATCATCTTTAGTAACAATACTTTTTGTGTATTCTAAACCATAATTCTTACATAAATCAACTGTAAGATCACAATATTTACATCCTTCTTTAGATAAAATGTCTACACCCATCTGTGGTAATATCTATAAATATTTTTGTTTTAAAACTTTAAGATATGATTGATTTTTCACAAATACACCCTGGTGAACATGTAAAAGTTCTTGTAAATATAGAGGATGATATAGAAGGTGAATTATATGCAAAAGTAAAGGAGAACTGTAAAGATTATTTAGTTGTTAATTATTACAACGAAACATCAAAAATATATAAAGATGCTTATTTATACGATTTGGAAGATAAAGAAGAACTTGTTCAGGAAATGAATATAAGCGAACATTATCAGGATAATAATATCAAGTTTAGAAATGTAAACTCTAGTTTATATGCATTGTTAGATGATATAGATTCTGATTGTGAGTGTAGTAGTATATACGATGAATCAGATGACGATGGTAGTGATTTAGAAGATTTTATAGTTTCTGATACTGAAGATACAGGTGGTGTTTCTATACCAAATCAAGAACATAAAAATATAGATAAAGAATGGAATGATTGGATACCAACAAGCCCTGGTTCTAGAAAATATAAAGAAGTTGTTGATTCTATAGAAACACAAGTTAAATATTTAAACGATGAAATTAATTTTTAATACCTAAGTGTAAAATACAATTTTAAAAAATCATGTAAATATCAGGGGATAAAAAATGGAAAAATTAGCAACTATATGGTCAGATATAGATCGATTAACTAAAAAACCAAGTGTAAAAAACGTGCTAATTAATAATAATAATTTAAATTTATGTAAAGAATGTAATAATATAAAAGTTTTCAATAGCGAAGGTTTACCTACGTGTTCCGTATGTGGATTGATTGATAATACTTTTATAGACGAGTCACCTGAATGGACTTCTGGTATATCAGAAGATGGTAAAGTGAATGATCCTTCAAGATGTGGAAATCCTAATTCTAATCCTGAACTGTTTTCTGATTCTTGGGGTAAAGGGACAATTATCACATCTAATAAAAATTCGTCTTATCAAAATAAGAGAATCGCGAAAATTAATTTTCATCAATCTATGAATCATAGAGATAGATCGTTATATCACGCATATAAATTTATTGAAGAATCGTGTCATACTTTACCGGATTGTGTTCTCAAGGATGCTAAAATAATGTATAGAAAATTTAATACCGAAAAATTAACAAGAGGTGCTGTAAGATCTGGTATAAAGGCAAATTGTGTTTTATACGCGTGTCGTATGTCTAAAATACCTAGAACAACTAAGGAAATTGCTGATATGTTTTCTATACAAAGTAGAGATATAAGTAGAACAACAGAAATGTTCAAGAATATTATGTTGGGTAGTAATAATGTGGGAAATAAATTAAATGTTACTAAACCCTGTAATGTCATGAATAGACTATTGAATTCATTTGAAATTACAAAGGATGAACGTTTTTCATGTATAAAAATGTGTTCTGATATAGAAAAATGTCCTAATTTAATGAGTAAAACTCCTACAAGTGTTGCTTCGGTAGTTATATATATGGTTTTGTCTTCGAGGTTTTCAAAATCGGTTATATGTAAAAAATGCAATGTTTCTGTTCCAACTATAAATAAAATCGAACAAATTATTAAAGAGTACTTAGAGGATAGAATGTAATTATAAATATGATTAAATTATTTTTATCTACACCGTGCTATGGTGGTATGTGTTTAGAAAAATACATGTCGAGTATAATAAAATTACAACTTAGACTTGTTCAAGAAAGTCCACAAATTCAATTAGTGTTAGATACTACAGAAAATGAAAGTTTGGTACATAGAGCTCGAAATGTTGCAGTTGGACGTTTTATGCAGAAAACAGATGCAGATTATTTTATGTTTATAGATGCTGATATAGATTTTGATCCCGAATCAGTTGTTCGTCTTATTAAATCTGGGTACGATATATCTGTATCTATATACCCTAAAAAAGTTGTTATGTGGGAACAAGCAAAGGCGGCTGTAAAATCGGGTGATAAAAGAGATATGGCCATGCTTTCATCTAGTTTAGTTTTTAATATAGGTGCAGCTAATAGACCTGTTAGTGAAAATGGATTTGTTGAAGTTTTAGATGGACCTACAGGTTTTATGGTTATAAAAAGAACTGTTTTTGAGAAAATGCAAGAGCGTTATAAAGATTTAAATTGTAAGAACGATCACCAAAATAGAGATTTTGATGAATATTGTGCATTATTTGATTGTATGATAGATCCAGATACAAAAAGATATTTATCCGAAGATTATGCATTTTGTAGAAGATGGCAACAAATGGACGGTAAAATTTATGCAGACGTTAGGGCAGTTTTGGGACATATCGGTAATTTACCATTTCATGGGTGTTTAAAAGATAGACTTAAGGCTTAGGATATAATAAATATATAAATGAAGTTTATAACTGTTATTGTTTCTCGAAATAAGTCGTGTCATGTTAAAACATTACATACAGTTCTCAGATTTAATATAATGTGTATGCACAATCAAGGTATAGAAAATGAAATTTGTTACATTAATGACGATCCGTATTTAAAATCGGAAATTATTAAATCGGCTATTAAAAGATGCGATAGATTATTTTTTATAGAGTTTGGTGTCCATGTGGATGATGGAAGTTTAAATCAGTTATTTGAAAAACACGAAGGTGTAGGTGGTATTGTCTTTCCTTCAGTGAAAGAAGGGGTAGATTGGGATATGTTTAAACAGAAAGTATTATCGGATTCAACCGAACCTACTGAGCAAATGGGACTTCATTTTGATACAGAAGTTGGTAATAAAATAAACGATGATATTTATACAGTTATAAAAACAGACCCTAAATCATGGGTTTTGATGTCTAAGAATGTTATTAAAAATAATAAAGAAAAAAAGAGTTCCGAATTTAAAGTAATACCTAGAATGGAAAATATGTTTTCTAAATTTATAGAAAACGGTGTCAAAATTCGTGCTTATGTAGCATCTAAGTTAGTCGTTTCTTATAGTCATGAATGTATAAGTAATATATTGAATGCATCTGGTATTAAAGTAAATTAAAGAATTAAGTAAATACTTGGAATAAATATGTCACGAGTATTTGTAAATCGTGGTGACCCGCTTTACAAATACGCGATTGATTTTATGGAATCTAATTGGGGTACAAAAGGAAAGGGTATATTTCCCGGGTGTCAACCAATATCGATAGAAAGACAACATTTTGATATACTATCTAAAAATGATTATGTGGTTTGCGAAAAAACGGATGGTACGAGATATATGATGCTTGCATTTATGTATTTTGATAAGAAAATGTGTATTTTCGTGAATAGAGCTTTAGATATGTTTTCGTGTTCTATAAATTTTAGAAAACAAATATTTACTGGCACTATTTTGGAAGGTGAGTTATATGAAGATACTTTCATGGTATACGATTGTTTACTTGCTTTAGGGGAAATAGTTGGTAATAAAAATTTTCTAGATCGTTTGACGTATTGTGAAAATATTTCTAAAAAGATATTATCTTTAAAAACAGACGTTTTGTTTATAAAAGTTAAAAAATTTTATTTACACAATGATTTTAACGAGTTTATGGATGAATATCTCCCAAAAGTAAAACAAGATATAGATGGTCTTATTTTTACACCCGTAAATATACCTATTCGTACGGGTACACACGAACGCATGTTTAAATGGAAGCCAAGAAACAAAAATACTATTGATTTTCTTGTTAAAAAAGGACCAACTTTTGAAACACCTGGGTGTAAACCAGGGAAGCATGTATGGAGGTTATATATTCAAGAAAGGGGGAAACATATATTTGAATCTTCTATACCACTGGAAAAAATGAATGATTATAAATGGTTAAGGGAGGGTGACATAGTTGAATGCGTATACGTGACATGGGAAGATGGTCCTATTTGGTGGAAACCAATAAAAAAGAGACCCGATAAAACGTTCCCAAATAGTAGAAGAACGTTTTATAGAACAATAGTGAATATAAAAGAAGATATTAATATGAAGGAATTTTTAGATTGTAGACCAAGATGAAATGATTATCTTCTTTAGGAAAATTATCCAGTTTTTCTATAGATTCGTCGTCTTGTATGAACCAATCGTTATCTAATTTTGAAATAGACATGTAATGACCACCATACTGAATACCCTTGTGAATTATAGTAGATTTTAGTTCGTATATTTTATCATTTAATTGTAATTGTTCGTTTATTTTTACAAAACTTTTTTTATCAAAAGATATAAATAATATTTTAGGGTATTTTGAAAATATATTTCTCGATGTTGCTACGTTATGTTGTTTACCATTATCGTCGATATAATCGTCAATTACATTCCATTTATAACTGTCTTGAATCATTGTATTTACATCTTTTATTTCTTTTTTCATGTTTAAGATGTGTATACAAAATGGTAATTTTATTATATTTTTACTTACGGGTGATATAGTAATTTGTGTTGTTTCGCCGTATACAAGATCTTTTATATGAGGATATCCTTTTTCTAGAATATCTATTATACAAAAAAGAGCATCTTGTGAATCATGTGGTTGACCAATTATAAACCTTGGAAATATTTTAACAAAACCATGTAATAAAGGACCCGTCGTAAAAACTGTTTTTCCACCTGTTTTAAAATACATATGAACGAGATGTTCGTATGATTTTGTAAATTCGCAATTACCGTTATATGTGTTACTAATTATATGACCTGATATTTCGTGAATATGTAATAATATTTGTAATGCAGAATTAAAATAACACGTATTACCTAAGTTAGTAAATCCATGCATATAAATTTAAAAAATATAAAATACTTAAAAAGTAGACGCGTTTATAAAAAGTAATAAATATGGATGTTCATAAAATTTGTGACGTTATCAAACCTATTTTTGATAAATATCAAAACGAAGAGTTTGTTGAAATGGAATTTAGACTTGGTAAATTTAATGGGTCTTTTTTTGATGTTGATGTTGGTATACAAAATTATAATAGAATTCTTCAAGGTTTGAAAATGTATTCTGGTTGGGAAAAGGTCATTTCTTCTAAAATGGAAGTTTATTATAGAGATTCTGATAATCTTAGAATTTCTATAGATGAAAATACAGACGAGACAATTAACGTTAAAAAGGAAAGGGTACACACAGAAAATTTTAATAATTTAAAAAATACTCCCTATGATATAAGATTTAGTGTTTCTAAAGAAATACCTTTGGGTGAAAATTTTGAATGTGATGGTGACATGGATAAGAAAAAAATGAAAGAGAGGGTATCTTTTGTTCGTAAAAATTTGTCTATAGACGTGACTAAATGTACGGGTGGGTCAGACGATATAGATGATGAAAATGAATCTACTTATCAAATTGAATTTGAAATCGTGTTTCCTAAAAACGTAAAAAATATTGACGAACTGTTTAATTTTATTTATAAAATAAAAGACGTATTTAAATTATTGGAATAATATAGATAATGTTTATTCTATTATTTTTATTTATATTATTACTTTGTTGTTTTTGTAGTACAGATAACGATAAAGAAAATATAAGAATACTGGATTATAAAACAAAATATTTTTATATATCTAAAGGGAAATCTAAAGGGGTTTTTGAAAAGATGAAAAACGATAATATATCACACGAATCTATTAAAAAATTTGTCATTTTAGAAGATGAACTTATGGAACTTGAAAAAAAAGCAGTATGTTCAGGTATATCTAGGAAATTTGACGCATTTGCTATATCTAATAAAATTAAGAATAGATTTAGAAAATACGATTTTTCGTATCACGCAGAACATTTAAAACAAATAGCAGAACCAAGTAAAATTATAAATCGAAATATAACATGTTAGCTAAATATAATAATATTCTTCTATGCTTTCCGTGAGTCATTTCAGGGATGTGATCATAGATGAAAATTACGAGATTTCTATCGTCAGCATCGCGATTTTCATCTAAATATTTTAAAATATTTTCAGTATTTTCAAAATCGTCCGTATAATTATATTTTAATTCGAGATGACCCATGCCTATATTACTTTCTTTTCTTTCTTTTTTTATATAATCTGCTATCACGTAATATATAGTTTCTATTATACTTGATAATATATATTTATCCCATTTATCGTTTTCGTCTATTATAAAATCGTGTCTATATTTCAAAGAATGACTTTTTAAAAGTTTCCTAGGGTCTTCCATTTAATAATATTATTTTTTATTCTTTAAATTTTTATGAAAGTTGTTTATTATTTTGTTTAATTCTCTTTGATTTATGTTCGTATTTTGTTTTTTAGATTTAGATTTAGATTTAGATTTAGATTTAGAGTTCGAGTTCGAGTTCGAGTTCGAGTTCGAGTTCGAGTTCGAGTTCGAGTTCGAGTTCGATATCAAAACAGGTTTTTTCAAAACAGGTTTTTTCAAAACAGGTTTTTTCAAAACAGGTTTTCTCTTAATTTGTGGTTTCTTTTTAGGAGGTGGTGTTTTTCTTTTTTCTTTTTTCTTTAAAGGTAAAGGTGATTGATTTTGAAGTTCTCTTCTTATTTTTAAATAATTTATAATTTTATTATCGTTTAGATTGGGTGTTTTTTGTATATTCATAGCATAATTTACAACTACATTTACTATATTTTTACCAAATTTACCATACATTTTTTCTGCTTTTTTGTAGAGTAATAATCGTTTTAATTCAAGTCTTTTATTTAACATAGATTCTTTAACAGTTTCTTTTTTTAATTTATTGGCTACAGTTTTTTTTATAACACCATTTTTAGTTTTGTTATTATTGGATGCATTTTTTATTTTTGATTTAACCTTGTTAACGTTATTTTTTAAAGACATTACGTTTCCGTATTTATTCATCCATTTTTTACCGTATATTTTTTGTAAATTGTTTTCTATACCCTTGTTATTTAATTTTCTTTTCCTTTCTGTTATTTTTTGTTTCTGATTTTTTACTTTATTATTTACATTACTTTTCATTTTGTTTAATAGATTTTTTTCGAGTTGTTTATTTTCTAAATTAATTATTTTTAATTTTTCACATATAGTTTTAATGGTATCATTATCGTCTACATTAATACCTTCAGATATGGCATAAGAAACAAGTTCATCTTTTTTGAAATCTTTACATGGTTTTCCTTTTATCTTAAAATTTGAATTTCCTTTTTCTATAGCATTTAATGCATTGCATATACTTTTTTTCTTTTTATACACGGATTTTAAGAATATACCCATTTTTTTAGCGACTTCGAGTAAAACAGGCTTTGTTAATCGTTCGCATTTTCTCCCGTCTATTTTCATAGTACCATTTTTATCGTATGTTATTTGTATTTTTTTATTTTTTGTAGCTGTTGATTTTTTTGTTTTTGGTTTTCTTTTTGGTTTTTTATAACAACATTCGTGTCCTTGTGGATTTTTTCTTACTTCAAATCCATCTTTACATGGTGGTCTTCTAGTTTTAGGACATGTTGTTATTTGCACACTTTTTTGTATTGGTGCTCTAATCTGATCCACATTTTTGTTTATTAAACCCATGGTATACCCGCTATCGTGTAATTTTTTGACTGCTTCTACTGCAACTAAATACGCGTTTTCGAGATTATCTGGATTATCTTCACCAAGTACCTGTATAGCACCAGAACCAAGTACTGCAGATTTTGTTGAAAATACAAATTTATGACCTCTGTATGTCATGTATAAATTTGGTAATTGTATATCAGTTTCTGCTTCATAAGAAACACGTTCTGCATTTAATGGATTTTCACTCGCGATTTTTGATAGTTTGAAATTAACGTTAACTTTAAATTGACCCGCTATGTTATTATATACGATTTCGTTATATAAAAAACCTTGTTTTTGTGTGTACGTATCGATAATATATTTCCGGAGGGTTTCAACTTGTGTTTTTAAATTTTTATATCCTAAAAACCCACCAGAGAATCTTATTTTTCCGTTTCTGTATACGTTAAAACTAAAACTTTTCTTTTCGGTTTCGCTAGAAATATATCCAGAAAACTGTACAGAAAAGAAGTTTTTATTTAAATCTCCTTTCATACCTAGGTTTGTACTATGTATAAACCCAGTTTGGAATTGCCCATAATACCCTTTTATTTCACTAACTGAAATGTTTGTGTATGCGTTTATAGGGGTTTGACCTTTTGGTCTCTGTTTTAATATGTATTTTAAATTGACGCGTTCTTCATTTGTAAATTTTTTATTAATTAAAACGTTATACATACCGGGATAGAACCGACCAATTTTTAAATTGGTATGTTGTATTCCCTGATGATCATTTTGTGATGATGTGTCATCTGGTTTTTGTATTTGTATGTTAGATTCTTTTACAAATTGTCTTGGGTCCATACTTATACTAGTGTAATATTTTAATAATAATTTTTAATGATCGTTACCAAAACTTAACGTTTCTTCTACTATATCAACACCAAATATAAAAGACTGTCTTGGATACTGTCTCCCCTTGTATGTTAATATATCGTCTCTGACTTCTATTTCTCTCTGACTAAAAGGTCCAACATAAAAGTCCTGGTTGAATCTTGGTTTTCCTAGATTATTTGCTTGACAATGTACATTAAACGCAGCTACAAATTCCTTTTGTGGACAGTATAAGCTACTATCTATCTGGACACCGGGAGATTCTAAAAAGTTTTCCAAAGTGTTTGCGACCATAGCGACCTGTTTCTGAACTTTCTTAAAATACAATGGTACGACATTCCATATATCTTTGTTTGCGTATTTTTGCGAGTATTCTAAATACGCGCGTATACATTTTTGTAATATGATTGGTAGTTCCTTATCTAATTTTCCATCGAGAAGGGGGTCTGCATCCTTGACCTGTTTAGCAAAATTCCAAGTGAGTATGCGTCTTAATACACTTCCAGAATTATCTTTCCAGTTTGGAACTTCGTTGCCACCGAGTATTCCGGGTGTTTTCCATTCTATAGATTTCGCTTTTTCGTGTTTTATTGCTATAGAGACATCTTCTCCAGAAACGATAGATTGGAATTCTGCCTGTTCGAGTGATATATCACCTTTAACTTCTGGTGCTATAAAAACAAACGCATCATAAATAGAAGATAAACCAAATTTCTTTTCACTGTTATTTGATAAAGTTTTCACGTCGTCGCTTCCATAAAATTTTTTGAATATTTTTGTTATGATCGTTGATTTGCCTGACCGTGCAATACCTTTTAAAAATGGTATAATTTGCCAATTGTCCATGTCATTTAATTCGAAACATATGCGCCCACCCATAACATACATCCATTTACACACTTCTTCGTCAAATTTCTGATATTCTAAAACTGACTGCATGTGTGGCGTTGGTATGTCGTACCAATTTTCAATGTGTTCATAACTTATGAATTCTTTATTAAAATATTTACAACTCACGATACTTTGATCAAGATTTTTATATTCTTTTGAATCGTACGAATAAAAATACGAATGATACAACCCTGTTTTTGCACACCATTTTTTACCAATAAATAACCCATTTGTAAAAGACCATACTTGTCTGTTTTTGTTTATTTCAGGAAATTGCATGTCTTTACAATCCGATAAATATGTTATAGTATCTCTAATAGCACCACCACGACTCGATAAGTTTTTCCATAATTCAAATTCGGTTTCTTTTTGTGCAGTGCTATATACGTATTCCTTTATTGTCTGCATAGGTTTCCATGCACGTGTATCGTATCCGTCATCTGTCTTTATTTGAGTACAACACTGTCCCTTGTATCTTTTAATATTGTTTTGGTATAAACTATTTAAAAGTTGCAGAATGGCTTGTTGATAAGGACTTAATTCTTCTATTTCTGTTATTGTGGAACACCTAAATATAGAAGGGTCAGATTGTGGATTTATTGGTACGTAAGTTGGGTTATTTATTCTTTCATGTATTCTAGTATTTCGGAAAACTATTTGCCATGCATCATCTACTTGATCTATCAGGCGGTTAATTCGTGTTGATATTTTTATATCGTCACCATCTTCTAAATCTAGTAATTTTAAAGATTCAGCACGATGATACATTTGACCGAGTTGTGTTTTCATTCTCGAATGTTTTCCTGATATTGCTTCTATGTCTATTTTATCAGGTAAACCTGTATTTGGGTTAAGATCTGATTTATTAAAAAATCTATCGTAGCCAAGACGAAAAGAGATATGGTCGTCGTTACTATGTAATCCCCATAAATGTTCCAACTGGGCTAAGAAATTCATATACTGTTCGTTGTTGAACATCTGAATCTGGTTAGTCCACATGACCTCGTTAGATTCGTTAGGATTTGCATTGTTATCTATATAATGCGTATTGTCCATGAATAGTATATTATGTTATACTTAGTAATTATTATTTTAAGCTTTTTTCTGTATTTCAGATAATAGTTTAATCATTATTTTATTTTGTACTTCTAACTGTCTCGATATATCGACAAGAGCTGTACATATAGTATCACCTTCTTCGGTAGTTGTAACAGAGCTTAAAAGTTCAGTTAATTCAAACAGGTCATTATTGTCCTGAAATAATTCATCATCGAGATGACTGTCGAGATCATTTTCATCGAGATCGATATCATCGAGATCGATATCATCATCATCCATAAATGACCCTTCGTCGTCCATTATTTCAGATTCACTGGATTCGGATTCGGATTCGGATTCAATAATTTCGTCGGCGATTTTTTCGTCAACATTTTCAAGTTCTGGTACAGATTCAGTAGACATTTATATAAATCAGGAAAAATCAAATTGTGTTTTTTCGCATATATTATCTGAAAAAAAAATCTCAGTGTATAGTACAAACAAACTAAAAATGGCCGGTGGTCTCATGCAACTCGTCGCCTATGGCGCCCAAGATGTCTACCTTACAGGTAACCCAAAAGTAACTTTTTTCCAGGCGGTTTACAAACGCCACACCAACTTCGCGATGGAAAACATCGAACAAACTGTTAACGGTACTGCCGGTAACTCTGGTCGTCTTTCTGTCACGATCGCGAGAAATGGTGATTTGATCGCTGACATGTACGTCGAAATGAAAGCTAAGGCCTTGGCCACGCGTGCCAAGGATGGCGCTCTCGCGGATTGCTGCTGGGTCGCGGAACGTGCGATCAAGGATGTTGAATTGTCGATTGGCGGTCAACGCATTGACAAACACTACCAAAGATGGTGGAGATTGTACTCTGAATTGTACTTGGATGAAGCCAAGAAGGCTAACTGGGGTAAGATGACTACTGGTGATGACTCGACGGTTTATTTGCCACTCATCTTTTTCTTCAACCGCAACCCAGGATTGGCGTTGCCATTGATTGCTTTGCAATACCACGAAGTCCGATTGGACTTTGACTTGACCGACAAATGGACTCAGTACACTGATGGTTCCACTTTCAAGGTCTGGGGTAACTACGTCTACCTCGACACCGAAGAACGCAGACGATTCGCGCAAAAGGGTCACGAATACTTGATCGAGCAAGTGCAACACACTGGCTCCGATGCCGTCTCTGCGGGTTCCAAGCAAATCAGATTGTCTTACAATCACCCAGTCAAGGAATTGGTGTGGTGTGTTGAGAAAACTGAAGCTAACACGGCGAACTCCTTCTTGTGGAACTTTACAACTGCCAGCCCAATTGCCACTTGCGATGCATTCGCTGACGCTGTTTCGAATGTTGCTGTGTCTACTTCTGAATTGGGTGCGCCAGTTATCTTGCAAGGTCCAAATGCGCCAAAATTCTCTGAAGAGACCGGTAACCAATTCACCGATTTCAAGTTGGTCCTCAACGGCCAAGACAGAATGAAGGCCCAAGGCAGCAAATACTTCAACCAAGTCCAACCATTCAACCACCACTCTGGTTGCCCAGCCCCAGGTATCTACTCGTATTCCTTTGCGCTCAAGCCAGAAGAACATCAACCAACTGGTACTTGCAACTTCTCCAGAATCGACAACGCGCAAGTTGCGATCACTTTGCCAGCTTCGTGCAACCCAACCCTTTCCATGTTCGCGACCAACTACAACGTCCTCAGAATCCAATCCGGTATGGGCGGTCTCGCGTTCTCCAACTAAGCGTTTATTAGTTTTGGGGTTTTAGAAAAAAAAATAAAATTTAAAAAATAATTAAAAAAATTA